AACGCCTACTCCAAAACACCCAACCCTCAACTCAGAATTAGCTACATCAGTGTCAAGAGAGTAAATGTATGGCGCACCGCTGCTGGCTTTTAGGTTGTTAGCAGTTACAGCTGTAAACGTTCCTTCTGCTGCTGTAGAGCCACCAATAACTGTACCGTCAATTGCGCCACCGTTAATGTCTGCTGTAGCAATTGTTCCGGTTGTAAACGTGCCTGCTGCGGCTGTAGAGCCACCGATTACTACGTTATCTGCTGTACCGCCATTAATATCAGCAGTAGTAAGTACAGCACTACCAAGGGTTACAACGCCTGTGGAGTTTGCAATAGAACCTGCGGCTGAACCATCACGAGCTTTAAGTGTAGTTACTTCAAGGACAGGGGTGTCAATAGAAGAATTAGCATTAAACGCCTGTGCGGAGGCTGCGCCAGTGCAAGAAGCATTACCTGAAATAGCTACGCCTGTGTTAGTTGTTTCAAACTTTTTGGAGTTGTTATATCTCAGCTCTACAGCAGTTCCAAACGAAGCATACTCAGTTTGAGCAGAAAGCAGTTTAATATTACTAGAGCCAGTTATATATAAGTTACCTGTGCCGGTGTCTGTAATTCGTGAATCATCTCCGTCGTGAAAGATTTGTAAGTCGTCATCATCACCGAAGTTTAACTTAACGCTATCTGGAAGGTTTACGCCGCCAAAATCAACAGTCATTTTTGATTGGCCTCCCGCAAGAAATTGCAAACCCTGAGACCCATTAACCACCAAGCTTTGTGGGCCGTTAGAGCTTCCAAAAGACGTAAAGCTGTCTGCGGTTATGTACAAACCTCCTGTCCCTTGCTCTTTAATACGGCTATGGCTTCCGTCGTGAAAGATTTTAAGGTCTCCGGCCGCCGATGGTGACCCACCAAAAGAAGCTTTTACATTTTCAGCAAAGTGTAAGGCATCTAAACTTTTGTCAAATGTAATTTTACGTTCGGAGCCTCCAGCTCCTGCAAATACTACATCGTCATTAAAAGTGGTCGTAGTTCCTATAATATGGGTTCCTACTAAAATAGAATCTACGTATAAGTCTTTAAATTTAACGGTATTTGTACCGAGGTCTACGTCGCTATCAGTTACAGGAACAATAGCTCCATCTTGAATGCGTACTTGTTCTACTGGGGAGCCGCCTACTTCAGCATAAAACTCAATGCGATTGTTCGCTGCACTGACTTCAATTTTATTTTTAAAGTCTTGGTCGCCAATCTTAGCGATGTTACCGCCTTCTCCTGCACCACCATCGTGTTGATGTCCTGTAGTACCTGTGCTTGCGTATGCAAAAGCATTAAGAATCTGATTAAATTCATTATTAAAAAGAGACGCAGAGATGATGTTACCATCTGCAATTGTACTTTGTCGTGTATAGCTTGTTCCTGCCATTGTCTATCTCCTGCCTGCGGGGACGTAGTTTAAGTATAAACCGTTGATGGTATACGGTGAAAGTTGGTCTTCGCTGCTAACCTTGAAATTACTAGAGTAGAAGCTACCTTGAATTGTTTGTCGTATAAGTGGGTTGTCTGCTGAGCCAAAATAAGAAGCGTTAAACAAGCTAAGACCAAACTCCGCTGCTGAACGAACGATAGGGAGTTGATAAATTGGAGGCTGCTGAATGTTCGTATCTTCAAAGTCAAAAAGAACTTGTAGTTTAGGTTGGGAAAAGCCCGTTGCAAACTTGTCGGGAGTCATAGAAAGCTTAGCATACTGTAAAGTTTTTCTAGTTCCCATATCACCAAAGTCTAAGTAAGGTGTCTGGTATCTTGCATTTACGTTAGCTGCTGAGCCTGCATGAATGAAAGCGTTGCCGATATCGTGATTGTAAATGTATCCATCACCATCGCCGTGTACAATCTGCTCAACACCTGTGTTTAGAAAGCCGTTGTCGATTGCAGGGGCTTCAATGCCTTGACACTCTGACCACTCAAAGCCTTGGCCTGTGAATGTTCCGATAATGCCTTTAGATACTTCGGGGCCATTGCTTGAGTTGTTGTAGTATAAACGATACTGAGACTTTGAGCGAAGTACAACACTTGTAATGGTAAACGTATTAATGCGGCGTGTAATGTCACTTACAACACGTTGGATGTTCCTGCTTACAGAAGTCAACTCAACATCGCCAATACGTGCTGTGCCTGCTAGTGTTCGGATACCGTCAGGGCTTAGGAACACTAAGTCGCCGCCAATCTCCTGAATACTATTGCCGTCTAAGCAACCTACGTTCTTAGTAATAGGAACAATAGCCGCATTTGTTTTGTCTTCCATATTTACAAATTTATGAATGCTGTTCTGACAGAAGATAATGCAATCGCCTCGGAAGCTTTTAAGTCCTACTACTTTATCAGAAAGGACTACTTCGTTAGCGCCTGCACCGACAAAGTTATCTACTTCTAGGAGGTGGCTGTTAGTAACTGTGTTAGGCTTTGCGGCTACGCCTGAGACTACTAAGAAGTTATTATGTATTGTACCTATTGACGGAGCATCAGCGTTTGAGACTGTAACCTCATCAGCAAAAAATGTGCGAGTGTTTAAAGCACCTGCGCCTGTCATGTAAAAGTAATAAGGCTTGTTAGCTCCGTCGCATATAACTACTTCGCCGTATATGGACTTACTTCCTTCAAAAATAGAAATAGAAGATTGTCCTTGGGCTGTACGTGCAAGAGCTGAGCGACTTGAAAATGTTGAAAAATCATCGCCGTTACTGTGTACACCAGCTCTATTAATCTGTAACCAAGTTGCGCCATCGTTGCTAAAGTAAATGTCTGTTCCGCTGCAAACGATTACGCCGTCTGCATAAGTCTTAATGCCTAAAACAGCGTTAGAGCCGTTAGGTCTAGCGGTGCTGCCACCGCCAAAGTCTGTAAAGCCGTTGATACGGCGATAGCCGCCATCGGGGTCAACCTCAAAGTTCATTAACTCTGTGGCGATACCGGGCTGCTTGAGCATTTCAATCTCGCTGATATTGGTGTTTAAACCACCCTTACACGAGAAACCAAACGGTTGGGAAGCTGCCATATTATACGAATCTCATTCTATCATCAGTCATGTAAAAAGGAACAGGCTCAATAAGATTAGAGCGCATACTGTCAAGTCCTTTCTTGTAGTCGTCTAGTGCGAATGCTGCTGCTTGTGGGTTATCTTTAAACTGCCAGATGTAGTATCGAGCACGAGCAAGTAACACAGTAGAATACATCTCTGGGAATACAATCTCGTCACCGAAGCTTACAAGCTTTGTAGGAAGGTTGTAAGCATAGAACCATACACGGTATACTTTATCTGGGATTGGGCTTAGGCCGAACTTACGTGCGTCTGGGCTACGTATAACTCGGTCAGGTGAGCCGTATGATTGTGTGTCTGCATCGTCTAAGTTTTCTCCGATGCGACGAAAGCTTTTCCACTCTTGGGTGGTTGTGAAGCGTAAGTTAGTACCTGTAAAAGGTGCAGTTTCGTCTGTTACGCCTACTGTAGTAATATAGAAGTTATCCCAATCAACTGAACCGTAGTCGTTAATGATGGAATCACTAGAAGCTTTTAGCTCATAATAACGCTGTCCTGCAACTGTCTCTACATATACGTTTCCGTACATAGGGTCAACTTCACCACTTTCACCGGCAGACAAAAAAGGCCACTGAGGTTCTTGGTTGATAATATCAAAGTACGCTTTGTTTAGAGAATCTTTAACGTGCGCCTGTACGCCAATAGCTGTAGAGAAGTTGCCTGATTCAAGCGGTACTTCGTTCAGCTCTCGGAGAAGCTCATTGGTTAAGTCTAGGTAGGTTGTTGCCATAGGTTATTTAGCCTTTGAATTTGTTAAAAGATTGGGGGCCTTTTACAGCCCCCGCACTTAATTGTTACTACTACTTATGCGCCAACTGCTAAGCTGTAGAAGGCACCAACGAGAGCTTCAGGTCGTAAAACCTTAACGCCGTATACGTGCAAACCACGGCAGATGTCACCAAAGCTATCTGGGTCACGGATGACCTCAGTGCTAGTGATAGTCTGTGCAGTACAGATAGCTGACATGTGACCGGCAAGAATCTTACCATCAGCGTTGTCGGTTGCAGCAATGTTGTTAGACTTGTACATGCTGAAGCCACGTAGCTT